AAGGTTCAAACGGCGACTTTACCGTTCCATCTTTCATGTCTTACTACTGGAATGAAATGGCGGGCCGTATCGGTAACGACTTAGAGCTTATCCGTTGGCAAGGTGACACAGAAAGCGAAGACGACGTTCTTTCTTTGTGTGATGGTTACCTCAAAAAATTGTGTGCAGACGAAGACGTAATCGGTATTTATACTGACGCTATCACGTCTTCAAACGTATTGGCTCGCATGACAACCGTACTTCAAAGTTCACCCGCTGCCGTACAATCTAAGCGTAACGACCTACGTTTGTTCGTTTCTAGCGACGTTTTTGTAAACTACCAAATTGCTGCTGCATCTGGTAACACAATGACTTACGTTACTGCCCCTTTAGCACCTACTTTCTTAGGTATTAAAATTGTTCTTGCTGAGGGCGCACCAGTTAACACAATGGTTCTTGCACTTAAAACAGACCTTATTTATGCGTTTGACGCAGAGGGCGACGCTAAAGCATTGAAAGCGGTTAACCTTTCTGATTCAGTTGCTGAGCCTTATATCCGTACACGTGCGAACCTTAAAGCTGGTTTCCACTACACGAACCCAGCGCAAATTGTTGTTTATAACGTTTGTTTCGACTAATCAATAGACACAATATAAATGTATACGGGGCGGCCATAAAACGCCGCCCTTTTTTATAACTAAAAAAAAATAGAAATTATGGCTTGTGCTACTTTAGAAGAAATCCTCAAGGACTGTTTGAACAATTCGGGAGGAATTTACACTTTGTTGATTAACCAACAAGACAATATCACGGGAATTACCACCGACGAAACGTCGACTAACTGGGAAGTTACCGCAATTACTCACACCGCACCTTACGTGCCTTTAGAATTTAAACGCAATACTGGTAGCTTTACCGAAGACGGTACTATCGACCTTGTAAACGGTTCTAGCTACGTAACGCAAACAATTAACTTAATGTTCCACCGACGCGATCAAGAGAAAAGCCGCGCTATTAAAGTATTAGGCGCTGGCCAACAATACTTGAACGCAGTAATAGGCGACGCAAACGGTAAGTTTTGGTATTTCCCATTCTTACAAGTTAGCGCTTACGGCGAGGGTTCTGGTGTGGCCCGTGCGGACGGTTCTAAATACAGTTTGACGCTTTTAGCTGAAAACGAAACTTTGGCTTACGAGGTAGACCCTACAATCATTGCTGGTCTTACTGTTTAATTAAGCCCTTTTATTCGAATAACACTAGCCCCCTTTATAGGGGGTTTTGTGTTTTTGAACGTTAAGGTTTTGAAAGTTAATATAGTTATGATTTACATAGACAAAGGGGAAATAAATACGTTTGCTTTGACTTTGAGCGAGGTTACAACGTTAGTTAACCCCTACTATTTGTTCGTGTTTGAGGGCGAATACAACACCGCCGTAGAGCCTATCTATTGGGCGGGTACCGATACAAGCAACTGGCCAACTAGATACAACTTATTCACTTTAGAAGAGGGCGTAGACGTAGAACTAACCAAAGGCCAATATAAATACAGCGTATACGAAAGCCCTACGGCTATTATAGTAGACGAAAACACGAACGAAACAGATTTAAATTTAATAGAAGAGGGCCGCATGGTAGTTGCTGGCGTGGCCGTGTCTTCAATATACGACTAAAAAATGGGAATTTTCGATAGATTCAAACAACCAAAGACCGAAATTTTAGAGGGCTACCAAAGCTTTTCAACGCCGTTCGGTAAAATAGGTGGCGGTAACCTTACGTTACCTTACGTAAACGGACGCTATCAAGTGGCGGGCTATGTCCCCTACGGATCAGACAACCTTTTTCCAGAAACTTTAAACCAACTTTACTATATGTCGCCACTTCACGGGGCAATAGTGGACTTTAAAGTTAACGCGGCAATCGGTGCGGGCTACGAACTAAAAACGGACAAGCTAACACCAGACGAAAAACTAGCCTTGTATACTTTCGAAAAGAAAATGAAGCTTTCGAAGTCGGTTAAAGCCATTACAAAACAATTAGTAATGCACCACCGTGTATATTTTAAGTTGTACTTTGATGAAAAAGGTAAGGTTAAAACAATCGAAAACGTAAGCCCGGAAAAAGTACGGATCAATAACAAAAAGAATTGTTACTATTTGTGCGACGACTGGTCGTCTAGAATTGACGTAGAACCCGTTACACCATACCACCCACTAAATACGGACAAGTGCCAGCTATGGGCCTACGAATTGCCGTCAATAGGACAAGACTACTATCCGTTACCGCAGTATTCTAGCGCGTTAAACTTTGCTTTCCTTTCGGGCGAGTTAAGTTACTTTGCAAAGTCAAACATACAAAACAGTATTTTCCCGTCTTTTGCCATGATGTTTCCTAAACGCCCACAAAGCGAAGAAGAAAAGAAAGTATTACGCGACACTATCGACCGTATGAAAGGCGCAGCCAACGCGGGTAAAGGTGTGGCATTCTTTGCTAATAGCCAAGACCAACTACCAAAAATCGAAAGCATACCTACAAACCAAAACGACAAGTTATTCCATGAGGCTAGCGCTTTAAACACCGAACAAATTTGTTTTGCCCATACAATCGACCCTATATTAATGGGGGTTCGTACTACGGGGTCTTTGGGTGGTGGTGCTGACATTAAACAAGCCTACGTTATCTTTGAAAAAAACGTGGTCATTCCGTTACGTGAACAAGTTACCGAAATTTTCCAAGAACTATTGAACGTTTGCCGTTTGACTGCGGAATTTAATATACGTAATTTCCAAATTATAAACGAAACTATTGTAGAACGCGACGAAAAAATACTAAAAGTAGTTGATAGTTTAAATAGTTTAGAGGCTAGCGTAGCACAAAAAGTTCTTGAACAAATGACACCAAACGAACTACGCGCTTTAGCTAGTTTGCCACCTTTAGAAATTCCCGCGCAATGATTTACTTTATAACAGAAAACTATCTAAAGACGAACACGCCAATTACGGCAAACGTAGACGTTACAGACGTAACACCGTACATTAAAACGCAAGCGGACCTACGTGTACAACCTATTTTAGGTTCCGTGTTTTACAACCACTTACTAGACGCCTACAATAACCAAACGTTAACACCAGACGAAGAAGACCTTGTAACGTTTATTCAACCCGTGGTTGCTTGGCGTTCGGCCGAAGATGCAGTTTTCGGGCTATCTTACCAACTTAAAAACAAAGGCCTACAAACACAAAGCGGCGACTATTCAAACAGCGTTAGCCGTGCCGAGGTTGCTTTTTCTATGGAACACTACGCACAAAAAGCTAGTTTCTTTGAGATGCGTTTGTCTAAATGGTTGCTAGCTAACAAAAATTTGTTTCCAGAATTTACTAGCTTACAAAACCGCGACACGGATTTACGCCCACAAATTGACGCTTGTAATTGCGTAGGCACTTGTTACGGGCGTTGTGGCCAACGTTACGACGACAACGGTTATAATAATTCTATAATGGTTTTCTAATGACAACTAAAACCCAAATACTAGCCTTTGCACTTTTTGCCGTTTTGGCACCCGTTAAACCGCTTGTTTTTATTGCTATTCTAGCTATTATATTAGATACCACCTTTGGCATTTGGCGAAGCGTAAAGAAAAACGGGTGGACCTCTATTCGTTCTAGACGTTTGAGCCATACGATTAGTAAAAGCCTTTTGTATTCTGGCGCTATTGTGTTTATATTCTTACTTGAAAAGTACGTAGTAGCCGACATACTAGGGCAATTTGTTGCGGTGGATCTAGTGTTAACAAAAATGTTTACTTTTTTCTGCGTAGTTACCGAAATCAAAAGCATAAACGAAAGCTACTTTAGTGTAACCGGTGTTAATGTTTGGGACAAGTTTATAAAGTTCGTTAAACGTAGCAAAGAACAACTAGAGGAATTAAAGTAAATAACACTTAATTAAGGTGTAAAACACTTAAAATGTCCAGTAAAACGGACAAAAAAATGGACATTTGCGCCTTTAAAAACAAGTTATGAAATTAGATATTTCTAAAATTAAACAAGTACGTCTAAAAGAAACGCAATTCTTTAAAGAGGAAAGCGAAAAAACCCAAATATATTTACACCATACCGCGGGCGGTGGTAACGCCGAGGCTGTTAGTAGGTATTGGAACGGGACAAGCGAACGTATTGCAACGGCTTTTATTATAGGACAAAACGGTTTAATAGTACAATGCTACTCATCAAAGCACTGGGCTTGGCACCTTGGCGTAGGTCAAAAAGAATTTAAAGCGCAAGGCGTACCGTACACCAACCTTAACAAAACTTCGGTGGGTATAGAAGTTTGCAACTGGGGTTACCTTAAAGAAAAAGACGGTAAATTTTACAACTATGTAGGCGGCCGCGTTCTAGATTCTATGGTAACTACTTTAGATGAACCATATAAAGGCTACAAGCATTGGTTTAAATACACCGACGAACAAATAGAAAGCACCCGCCAGCTTTTAGTTTACTTATGTGAAACTTACGACATACCTAAAGACTACCGTGCCGAGATATTCGGACTAGATAAAGAGGCGTTTGAAAACACGAAAGGAATTTACACTCATAATTCAGTACGTAAAGACAAGTCCGATATTTACCCTTGTCCACGCTTTATAGATATGCTTAAAAACTTGTAAGATGAAAGCTATACTTTTTATTTCCGTGTTTTTGTTAGCCTCATGCTCGGCAAATTACCACGTTCAAAAGGCAATTAAAAAAGGGTACCGTTGCGACACCGTGCAAGACACCATTACAATAAATTCTATTGACTCAATTCCGTACGTTTTAAGGGACTCAATTATGTGGGAAAGGGTATTAGTCCAAAAAGATACGATAGTGCGTTACAAGCGTTCCTACGTGCCTAAAACACGGTTTCAAACACGTATTGAATACAAACTAAAACGCGACACCATAAAAATGCTAGAAAAAGTAGAGGTGGTTAAGTGGAAAACAGAACGTAATAAAAAAACGAAAGCTAATCTTTGGCTTTTTATAATAGGTTTCGGTGCTGGTTTCCTTGCAAATTGGCTACTTAAGTTTTCTAAATTTCCTTTATGAATGTAAAAAAACACGCCAAGAACATACACGAATTAAACCTAATCGGTAAAAAGGTAAAGATAGCCATGCTATCGGATATTCATTGGGACAACCCAAAGTGCGACTGGAACCAACTAAAAAAAGACCTAGACTATTGTAAAGCTAAAGACATTGCCGTAATGATAAACGGAGATATGTTCTGTTTGATGCAAGGTAAAGGCGATCGCCGGGCTAATAAGTCGGACATACGGCCCGAACATAACAACGCCAAGTATTTAGATAGTATAGTAGAAACCGCCGTCGAGTGGTGGTCCCCTTACGCGCATATACTTACGGTAATAGGTTACGGAAACCACGAAACCGCTATAATCAAATGGCAAGAAACCGACATTTTGCAACGCTTTGTAGACCTACTTAACTATAAGAATGGTTCGAACGTCTATACTGGTGGGTACGGCGGTTGGTTAATTGTTCGTCAACATATAAGCGAGAATATAAACACTTCGTTTAAAATCAAATACTTTCACGGTTCTGGG